AAGTAGATATACCCAAGACACCCTTGAATATTTCGTGGATGGATTTGATAAGGCTCGCAAGGCTGGTATATTTCTACCGAACCTACAATCGTGCAGTTACTGTGGACTCACAGAGCACTGCCAATTCACAAAAGGAAAATAATGACAATAGAAAACTGGAAGTTACAAGTATCAGTTAAGTCACCTAATGGTGATTTGATTAACGTCCGTGCTAATACTGCGGATGAACTAAGCGTTCTACTTGAGGGTCTAGCAGATTACTCAACACAGATTGCTGCAACATCTAAGGCGGTAGCAGCGGCATATACCGTACTCCCTTTATCAACTGGCGCTTCCACACAAGACACAACGCCAGCGCCATTCTCGTCAGCGCCCCAGGCGCCAACAGCATCACCTACGGGTGGGTTGAGCAACCCAACTTGCGTGCACGGAGCACGAATCTTCCGCCAGGGAGTAAGCAAGACGACGGGGAAACCTTACGCATTCTGGGCGTGCCCAACACCACAGGGAACACCAGACCAATGCAAGCCAGCAAACTAGTTCAACAAGAACTAGAATAAGAATTGGTTGAGGGGTAGTTATTAGGGGAAGGTGATTACCCCTCTTCCAACTTAAGACAGGAGACGCACGTTAAAACTTTAGTAAGAAGTATCGGAAGGTCAGACATAGGTGGAGAACCGTTGCCCTCTGTCTTCAAAACATTTGATGCAAATAAAATTATATTTCGTAGAGCAGAAGTCTCTATGCTTGCAGGTGTACCAGGAGTAGGTAAGTCAACTCTTGCCTTAGCGTTAGCACTAAAGATGAGAGTGCCAACTCTGTATATATCTGCAGATACCAACGCCCACACTATGGCTATGCGTATTGCTTCAATGATTTCAGGTAAGAATCAAACAGATGTAGAACTGCTAATGGCTAATGATGTTGGTTGGACTAAGGCTATTCTTGAGAAGAGTAACCACATTGTCTGGTCATTTGATTCAAGCCCTACATTGCAGGATATTGACGAAGAAGTCCAAGCCTTTGAAGAACAATGGGGTTGTCCTCCTACTGCAATCTTTGTAGATAACCTAATGGATATTGCCACAGATGGTGGCGAAGAGTTCGCATCTATGCGTGCGATTATGAAGGAGTTAAAGTATCTTGCTCGTGCAACTAACGCTGCCATCATTATTCTTCATCATACTTCTGAGGGTGTTATGGGTAACCCTTGCCAACCACGCTCTGCCCTTCAAGGAAAAGTAGCACAATTACCTGCTTTGATTTGCACCCTTGGGGTTGTTGGTACTTCTATGGCTGTTGCTCCTGTCAAGAATAGATATGGGCGTGCCGATGCCAACGCAAACCTGACTTGTTGGCTATCATTTAACCCTGAATATATGTATATGGAAGACATACCAGAGAATGGATAAGGAATGATAAGAGAAGAAGAAGACGATATGACGCAAGAGATGCGTGCATTCGTCTTACTTGAAATGAAACAAGAGACTGCTAAGTTGATTCAAAAGATTGAGTCAGCAAAAATACCAGTTACTGATGAGTGGACTGAAGGCGTTAACGCTGGATTAAATTGGGCTGTTCGTATTATAAGTAAGGACAAGAGTGCAACCTAGTGGCTAATCCTAATGGGCGCAAGGGCGCACAGTTTGAAACAGATGTAATGAAATGGCTCCGCAAGATGGGTGCTATGGCAGAGCGTCTGACGAAGGCTGGTGCAAAGGATGAAGGTGATATGGTTGTGATGATTGCAGGTCAGTCATACATCTTTGAACTTAAAAACCGTGCGACATTATCTTTGCCAGAGTTCTGGCGTGAAGCAGAAGTAGAAGCAGTTAACTATGCTAAGGCTAGAGGACTTAAAGATGTTCCATTGCATTATGTAATAGTTAAAAGAAGAAACGCTGGGATTGAGAACGCTTGGGTGATTCAAGATTTAGGTCAATGGTTGAAGGAGAAACAAGAATGCCAATAGCAATACGACCATTAACAAAGTTAAAGAGGTCTAAATTTAAGAAGAATTACCTATCCTCTAATAAACGCTGGGGTCAGGTAGTAGTTACATATAAGGAGACGACAGGGGATGTTAAAAATTGACAATGACCTACCAAGTATCAGAGAAGTTCTTATCCACTACGGAGCGAACTTACGACAAACTCACGGGCAAGTTAATCTCAAGTGTCCTTTCCATTCCGACACGCACCAATCTGGAAGTGCGAATCTCAACGATAACATATTCATCTGCTTCGCCTGTGGAGTCCAAGGTAACAGTTTACAAATTATCGCACAACGAGAAGGGGTAAACATCCGTGAAGCAAAGTCAATCGCAGAAGGATTTACTACGCAAGGCAACAACCAAGTACGCGGGAAACATCTTTCAGGCTCAAAGTTACCTAGCAAGCAGGGGAATACCAATAGAAGCAGCACGTCTGGCGCAATTAGGCGTAGTCGCGGAGCCTGAGATTGGTCACGAACAATATGCTGGAAGACTTTCAATCCCTTACATCACTAAGACTGGTGTTGTAGACCTAAGATTTCGCTCTTTAAACCCTGCTGTTGAGCCTAAATATATGGGTTTAACAGGTGCTGAAACCAAGATGTATAACGTCCTAGATATTGATAGGGCTGGTGATTTTATTGGTGTATGTGAAGGTGAACTAGACACAATTACTATGTCTAGTTGTATTGGTATACCCTGTATTGGTGTACCTGGAGCCAACAGTTGGAAGAAGCATTACACAAGATTGCTTGCCGACTTTGAACGGGTATTTATATTTGCAGATGGTGACCAACCAGGCACAGAATTTGCACGAAGTTTGGCTAGAGAATTACCAGTAACAATAGTTCAACTCCCCGAAGGCGAAGATGTAAACAGTATGTACGTGTCAAACGGGGCACACTACTTTAGGGATAAGATTGAAGTAAAATAATTTGGACTACGATTTTGATGAAGAGCCACACAATTACTGCAATGAATGTGACACACAGTTTGACGATTCATTTCAGTTAATAGACCATTTGCTAGAAGATGATGAAGAGTTTGACCCTTACTATCTGCTACCCAATGCATTTAAACTTCACTTGGGTTCTCTGTTAAGGTTTATGTATATCCACGCAGATGAACCAGAACAGATTAGGATGATTAGTCAATCAACTTATGTGACTCTATTCGCGGCAGAAAATGGCTATGACCTAGTAGATGAACTGGTTGAGGATATGATTGTCAAGTCTGCGGTGCAGAATATAGATGAAGAGATAAGAAAATTACTATCAAAGGATACCAATGAAGAAGGCGGAGCGTGAAGAGATATGGCAGATTATAACCCATCTGGTAGAACAAGGCTTGAACGTCAAGACGTACTCAGTAGAGGACAAAACTCTGATAGTAACAATTCACATTCCGATACTAACTGGGCAGAATTTGAATTAAATGTAAGAGATGTGATGCTAGAACTAGGTGACCTGCTCATCAAGAAACACAAAGATTATGGACCAAAGAATATTAGCAACTCTCCCTATGGTGCTACCAATGGTCTTGTTGTCCGTATGTGGGACAAGATTGCACGCATTGTAAACCTCACCAAAGACGGCAAGAAGGTAACGGCAGAGAACGAACCTCTTGAGGATTCCTTCAAGGACATAGCAAATTATGGTATAATTGGGCTACTCGTGCTTAGAGGGAAGTGGGATAATTGATTGAAAGAACAAGAGTTATTTGACTGGCTTAAGTCAGAACATTACTCGGATTTAGAGCACTCCCCCAATGAGTTTGATGCCTTTGATTGCACAACACACGAACATAAGATGTTTATTGAACTTAAATCACGCAAGACTCACTACCCATCCCTGCTTATAGAGAAAATAAAGTTTGACTTCTTGCTTGAGCAAGCACGCTTGCTACAATATGAACCATATTATATTAACTACACACCAGAAGGTGTCTTCTCTTTCCATCTTCACTCAGTTGGTGATATAGATTGGCAAGATAAATGGCTACCAATTACTACTGAGTTTGCTAATAAGAATAATAAAATGAAGATGGTTGGCTTTATTCCTGTTGAAGTTGGGGTTAAACTCTGATGGAATGGGAACGCATACAACGCTGGGAATATATAGTTGATGCTGTCGGTGCTGAGTACCACAGGAAGTTTAACATTGATGCTGAAGATATACGTCAGATATTATTCCAATGGTTTGTTGAGCACCCAAATAAGTTAGATACTTGGGAGGCTATCGGTGAGAAGGATGCAAAGAACTTAATCTATCGTAGCCTACGCAACCAAGCATTAGATTATTGTCAGGCTTGGAAGGCTAAGTCTGGTGGGTATGAGACATCTGATTTGTTTTATTATGAAGGCGATATGGTTGAGGCTTTGTTGCCCTCTGTCATCAGAGGTGAAATGAGTATTACTCAAAAGTTAAACCTTGCTGGTGGTGGCAGACCCTCTGCTCCATCTGAAGGTGGCAACCTTATGGCTATGATGATTGAGATTGATGCTGGGTATTGGAAGTTACCTAAAGATGACAGGAAGTTATTGTTCCTACGCTATGCAGAGACAATGGACTTTGGTGACATCGCAAGTGAAATGGAATTAGGTTCAGAAGATACTGCACGAATGAGACACAAGCGTGCAATACGCAAATTAATCAATAAAATAGGGGGTTTTAAGCCCTATCGTGATGATGACTTTGAAGTTCAATCATCCTCTGATAGTGATGCCTCTGCTGGGTCTACATACAAAGCCTCTGAATAGTTGTCGTAGAACTCTTCAATCTCTTTACCACTAGCAAACTGTAAGGTGTCATTTTGTGGCGCACAATTAGTGCAACCACCGTTCTCACATACTTCACACATCTTATCCTCCTGTACTGTAGAAACCTGTGCCATTAAACTTTACTGCTGGTGCTGAGTATACTCTGCTCATTATCATTTGACAACAACTTGGCTCTCTGTCTTCACCAAACCCACGCTCAAACTCTATTGTGATTCCACATTTATCACACTTGTAATCATAGGTTGGCATTAACTATCCCAATCAATCGGTGTTGGTGCTGTGCTAATCGTTCCACAATCTTTGCAGGTCTGGTTTAAATCATACCAAGCAACATCTCGTTCAGTATCATCCCACATTACATTGATGGTAAAGACTTTACAACCACAGATACACGCTGTGGTAGGAATACCTCTCAAATCCATTTTCAATACCAGTTCCTGCGTAAACTATGCGACCAAGCCTTGCAGGGGGTGCCGTAGCGATGTCCGATGTAGCGATAGGCTCTTAGTATCTGTGTCGCTGGGTCTTGAGACTTCTCTTTTAGTACCTGTCCTATGCCGTAGGCGGTGGACTTAGGGTTGTTTGCAAAATGGTCAAAGCGACTTTCTTTTGTGAACAATTTTACAATGCATTGTTGCTGAGTTTTGTTCCAACCATAGCCAACTTGGGCAAAGTTCATAGCCATTTTTTTATTGGCTCTCTTCTCTTCCATAGTTGCCTTAGTTCTTTGAACAGGCTTCTCGTGCTTGCTTATCTTTATCTCCACATCAACTGTCTTGTTAATTGGAAATGAAATCAGGGCAATAACTAAAACAGATACTGCTAGTAGTCTTGTTGTCATCAGGCTATCTTACCAAGTTCAGCAGCAACATTGTGTCTGTGTCGCTTTTCAGCCGTATAAATCTCAGGATTTTCCCTATTTGTCAGTAGTTTATAGCGTTCTGACATCAATAAACCACCCCAAATGGTGCCCCAACCACCCCAATACTGAATGTTTTCTGAGTCAAGTCCTTCTTGTAAGCACTCA